TCAATATACCACCAGCACCGCCAGCACCTTTAAATGCTGACATTGCCATTGCCGCTTGTGTTCTTAATTCTATTTTCAATAAGTCTTTAATAACACTCGTAGCAAAATCACTGAAACTAAACTTACCGTCGTCAACAAACTTATCAATAGCACTGTTCATACCTTGTGTGATTGCACTAAACTGTTCGCCAGCGATCTTATACGCATTGGTTGCATTATCTAAGTAACTAGCAAATGCGTCAGACCAACCTGTCGCCCAATCACGGCTAAGATCGATTTCTTCTAATTGCGCTTGCTTTAACTGTTCTGTTAATGCATAAACTTTCTTTAATTCTATACCATACTGTTGTACATCACCTATGCCATCCTCAGTGCTAAACGCCTCTGTTACAGCGTTAGCCATATCAGTTTCTAACAGTTTAATGTTGCGTATAATCTGTTCTTTTTGTTGGTCAAATATTGATCGGCCTTTTTGCTCTTTACCGAATGCCGCATCACTTATTTGCTTTTGTAAATTAGTAAACACTCCACTAGTGACACCAGCAATCTCTTGCTGTTTCTGCATCTGCTGTGTCATATATTCTAATTGAGTAACACGTGCTTGCTCAATTGCTTTTGCCGCTTGTAACTGTTCAATGTTAGCAACAACTAAGCCCTGCTGTATACCATACTCTTTGTTTACTGCTTCAATCTGTGCTGTAATTTCTTTAGCCAGTCCAAGCTTCTTCTCATCAGGACTTAGATTCTTTAACTTATCTTCTAATTGACTTATAGCGGCAACACGCTTTTCTTCTAACTCGTATATACCTTGAATTACTTCACGTTGATCCTCAGATAGTCCTATTAAGCTTGCTTCAAGTGCTAATTTTATATTAGTCTGTTTGTTTTGTTCTTTAAAGTTCTCTGTAATCTGTTGTACATCTGAAATCTGTTTAGCTATACCACTAGTGACATTGTTGCCTTCACCTGCCATCGATGGCGCAGGATAACGCCTTTTAAGTCTATCAGTTTCATCATAAGATGCTTCTGCAGGTTTGCCATCAGGTTTCATTCCAAAGAAACCTTTAACCTTGCCATATGCAGAACTTACAGCGTTAACAAATTCATCAACAATGTCTACGTCAAATGCTGATTTAATTATTATTCTGGCTGCTTCAAATGCGCCATATATGAGAGCCAAAGGAGCTATTAATCTAGGTAAAAACTTAGTAGCAAAAAGCGCAATAGTAACGCCCAACTGTTTTATAATAAACAAAACACCCTGAAGCTTTGACGTTAATGTTACAAAAGTACCTATCTGTGTACCGGCAGCAGTGCCCAATAGTACTACTGCTTTCCCCACACTAGAGAATACAGGCAAGGCTTGCTTAACTACATAATAAAATGCAGTAAATCTATATGTTTGAACTGCTGTGACAGCGGCTAATGTTGCAAACGCACCACCTACTGCTAATGCAATACTACCTATCAATTGCAAACCTTTAGCCGCAACAGCAATACTACCTAATGCAACACTCATTTTTACAATGGCTTGTACTATATCGTCAATTTGTTTTGGATCTAACTTATTAACAAAGTTAGCTAGTGGTTCAATTGTTTTTAATATGCTAGCCTGTAAAGTTTTAAAAGCCATATCTAATTTGTTTTGTAAATCAGCGGCAGCTTTAACGCTACTTGCATAAGCTTGACTTTCTTTCGTAGCTTGTGCAAACTGCGAACTTACACCAGTTAAACTAGTTGAACGTAAACTCTTACCAAACAATTCTGTCTTTAATCTTGCCTGCTCACTAAGATTGCCAACTTTACCTAGGCCATCGATGGTATTAACAAACAACTGTTCAGAACTAAGTGTTCTTAAATCTTCTAATGATATACCAATACTAGCAAATGCGGCTTGTGCGCTTACTGCGCCATCGCCTGCTTTGCCTAACGTTTCATTAAATCTTAGTAGTGCTGTATTAGCGTCATCTGCTGTTCCACCATTAAGTGCAACTGCTCTACTAAAGCCAAGTATTTTATCAACTGCAATGCCAGTAGCATCGCTTACATCTTGTATAGCATCTGCGAACTGTATTGTTCTAGTTATAAGACCAGTTAGTGCTATACCAGCTATAGCCGTTTTTAATTTAGCAAAGCTATCATTGACCGCTTTAACTTGAGTATCAATCTTTTTAAGGCTATTGACTGCACCTGTCGTGTTTACGTCAACTGTATAACTTAAATCTGCCATATTACTTTCCCTTTAATATTTGATTCATTCTTTTTTCAATGAAATCTTCGGTTGGTTTAGTCATACCGTCTGGTGCTTGCTTACTATAACCTTCATCTAACTTCTGTGCATAGTTATAACCAGCAACAATCTTATTACCACTTAGTCTAGTTTTTCTTCTAGCGTTACCACTTCGCTTAGGCGTACCTTTTACAAATTCAGTAAAAGCTTCTTTAGGAATATTTGCTATGTGCTTTTCTATTCTTAATAAACTTTTACTCATTGTATTTTTTGTTACCACAGACATTACTAATCCTTATTCTTATTCAGTAGCGTCAATAATTCATCTTCTGTAAAATCAGGGATTGGGTCTCTGCCATTGTTCATCTGCTTCTTGTGATGATAATTTTCAAATGTCATTGCCATATCCATAATATACAAATCGAATGTATTACTTCTATTCAACACTTCGCTAGGTAGCATTCCATAACGCTTACCTAGCCCGTCTATAGTCAGTATGAGAGCCATCTTTTCAGACTTAGGATCAATACTGTCTTGAGTTACTTTCCCAGTAGCTCAGTCACCTTACCAATAGCCTTCATTAAAACGTGTGTAGGTAGCATAGCATCGTCTTTTAATATTTCTTTACCCTTATCATCAAGGATCAGTGTGCGAACAATACCAATGATACCTGCTGTATCATTACCTGTTGCGTTTGCTAGCTTCATAAACACATCCATAGGTTGACGATCCCAAGTCCAGAATTCGATTGCTTCACCGAACTCTTTGATGGTATCTTCATCATCGATATGAATGTCTATTAGTTGGGGTTTTGCTGTAAGCTGTGAGAGTTTCATTTGTTATATCCTTTTAAATTATTGTAATGTATTTATTCGTTATCTGTTAGTTCTTCTAATAGTTGATTTAGAAGTGCTAAACGAAATGCTTGTTTTGCTTTTAGTTGTTTGACTGTTGCCATCATATTGTCTAACATAGGCATCATCTTTGCTTCGTCTGCAATAAGACTACGCAACTTTTCTTCATTTGTTTTATACCATACTTGTTCTGTCATTTGTTTTCCTTATAAAAAAGGGGATACCTTTTGAGTATCCCCTATCTTCCCATCTATATTGAGATTAAGGGTTCTGGTTTGAAACCATAGAACCATTGACAGCCAATGTCATTGGTGTCACCCATACAGGTGCATCAGGACTTGCTGTTGGTGCTAATGAAGAAATAAATCCTTGACCAGCGTAGTAGTAAGCGTTAGCAGTAGTATTACCGCCATTGATTACCATTTTGAATTGCAATGGTATCTTGTTGATACTCAAATCAGATATGCCATAAAATGTCGCACTGTTTGCAGTAGCATTTGCGTTACCAAAGAAAACTTCACCATCGATAACCATATTCACAGAAATCTCATTGTCTGCTGGTGTTGTTAACTTATACATATCTGTAGAACAGAAGTCGATGTATGAGTATACTCCAGTAGAGTTTGTGATTGTTACGTCCTGTAAACAAGTAACTGATAATGTGTTTGCTATGTTTCCCCAGTTAGCACTGTTGCTAATGAGGTCTGTACTTACCAACATTGTTGGTTGAGTACCTGATGTGTTAACTGTAATTCTTGCCATTTTAGTCTCCTTGTATGTTGGCGTTATGTATTAAATTCCATTCGTAGCATTCTGAATGTCCAGGTATGCTTTTCTGCTTGTGTTGGTCCAAATGTACGAACTTGGTCAAAAGTTCTTTCAAAGTATCCATCCATTAATTGAACGCCATCGTCTTTGACAGCAGTAACTAAGTTTCCAATGATACTGTTAACAGCAACATTGTATGGATCGTCTTGGTAAGAAATATATGTTATATTAAATTCGTCACCTGCGTTGTATATTGAACCACAGTATTGTATTCCTAATTGATTAGGATTTCTATCTACTGTATGAACGTCACTTATGTAGATACCATATCGTACAACTTCGCTATCGCTAGGGAAGTCTTCAAAGATTGGTACGTTCCACAATTTAGGTATGTCTCGTCTAACAACTGCAACAATTTCATTTTGCGTAACTGTTGGACTGTTCAATACACTATAAGCAACTTCAGCCATTAGAAATATCTCCTATCTCCATTAAAGTAATCAACGTCTGCTGTCCAATTTTCTTCAAGCTTTGTCGTTGGTCCTTGAGGATTATCCATATATAAATCATAGAAATTCATCAACTGCAACGCTTTTGTCCATTCATCTTCACATCGCTTTTTAGCGAATTCATAATTCTGAACATCAACCTCATTCATGTTAGACACATCGGTTACTAAACTTTCATAGAAAACTAGTATTGCACCGAATGTGTCTAAACGAATTAATGTTTGGTCACTCTTAATGAGTAGACTTGGATTGAAACTTGAAATTAACTGACCGTCTGGCAGATTAGCATAATAGTAAGCACCTAACACCGTGTCGCAGTATTTCTGCCACCATCCGAACTCTAACTTATAAAGCCACTCTTGTGAACCGACTTTAAAATAGGGAGCCCAATCAACATTAAGAGCCGCCGCTCTACGCTCCGCTGCCGGATCGTAGAACTGTATGTCCTCTACTGTTGCATTTGATATTCGTTGATATGGTACTGACATATTATATTATTCCTAGACTTAATTCAAATTAGTTTTGAAGGATGTTAATAGCTCCGCCTCTACGCAAGTCACCAACGCCAGAACCGAAGTATCCAACACCAGTTAACCAAATTTGCAAGCCACCTGGGATTTCACCAGTTTTAAGTTGCAAGCCTTCTTTCATTACTGTAAAGATTGCGCTATCGCCCATATAAGCACCAACTAGTACTGGCAATGAAGCTTGACCTACAACAGTACGTGAAGCACTTTGTAAGAATGTAGTGAACATAATCATACAGCCGTATACTGATTCAATACGACCTGTTGTTAGTAATTCATTACCAAGAGCAGATAGGTTAGAACCACCACTTTGTGATACTGCACCGCCTGTTAGTTCAGCTAACAAACGATTCAAACTAGAACCAACTTGTCCACCAGTGTAACCTGCTTGTGTCTGTGCATCACCATTGCTATCCATAACGATAACTGGTGTACCAGGCATACGAGCTACTTTAAAGTTCTGCTTGATTAAACGAACAGTATCTAAAATAGTATTTGATGTGAAACCATCAGTCCAAGTACCACTAGTGTTAGTAGCACCGATAATTTCCATAGCACCTAATTGCAAGACACGATCAAAACCGTCAGCACTTGTTGCGTAGTATGTATTACCAGGAGTTGCTTTGAATGATAAGAACGCCGCTGTAACACGTTGGTCTACCTTCTCAGCGAAACTCTCGCCAAGTTCAGCGCCTAATGTAGCTGCCAATGTGAAGCTTGTTGTCCATCCGTAGAAGATATCAAACGCTGTTTGTGCAACTGCTGGAGTTGCAGTGATTGTACCTTGACCCAATGAAGGATTCTGTACAACAGCATTACCAGCACCAAATGTACCACCGGTACCGTTAGCATTGTAATCCTGATACGTGATTGGTGCGAAGTTAGGTACTAAGAATGTTTGACCTTGTGTAGGTGCAACCACGTTAGTAAAGTTAACTAGACCATTTGATTCGTGCATAGCACGTAATGCGAAATTTGAAATCGCTGTTGTAAAACCATCGCCCTCGTTATTGGGGCCGCCTAAGACGTATGCCATAATATTTTCCTTAAATTAAATTTTGTTGGCTCAGAGCACTTTACGACTTGAATTCGATACTGTTGCTGATACGCCTAGACCTTTCAGTCCGACACCTTTACCTAAACCATTCTTGTTAGCCCACGCATTGAATGCGGCAGGATCACGTGAATAGTCTGGTATGGTTTCTTCTAACGCACCAGTAAAA